GTAATTCAGCAAACTCTTTGTCTGATATTTCATTCTCACTAATAAGTTCTTTGTTTAGTTTAATTTTACAAGGGTTTATTTCTACCAGTGATAATGCTATCGCATGGTTATAACAACCAGATATCATTTGGACAACTCTGTTAGCAGCATAAGAACCTCTTTTGGATATTTCTAAATGTAATCTTGTAATATCACCCCTGGTTATATCTGTTAGAATTCTTTTACCTAAATCATTCTTAACATCTTTATCCCACATTCTTACATACTCACCAGGCTTACCATTCTTGTTAGGCATAGCAACTCTTCTTTTATTTTGTATTAACTTATCAATGTAATATTCAAACGCTTGATTTAAAGTTTCTCCGCCTCTGGTATTTAATGGATCAATACCTTGTGCAACTTCACCAAGTATTTGTTGTGCTTTGTTTCTTGCTACATTGATTGGTATGTCTCTACTACCAAGAGTTAGTTCTCTCTTCCTTCCATTGATGCGATAGAAGACTCTATAAGTTTTTTCTGTGATTAATAAATTGTTTACCTTTGTATCTCTTTTATATCTAGCCATAACTCGTACCTCCAAGCAGAGTCGCCATACAGTCGACCTTTAGTGTCGAAATGACGTGTATTTTAATTACCTATTAAGTAGATTATAAATCGAATCTTGTAAAGAAAACAAGGGTTTTTAGGGAAATAATGTAGAGTCGAGAAACTGTGTGATGGATAATATTTAAGAATGAAAACCAGGTGTCCTAACCGATAGACGAAGGGGTCAAAGAGCAGAAATCAGCCATTTATTGCAGTTTTTTCAGCACCAGAAGTCGACTCATTTTTGCCTTGTCGACTATCAGTCGCCAAAACAATCGACTCCATAGCTTCTTTTAAACTTTCAATAGAATTGATTGATTTCATAATTTCGTCCTTTATCGTGATTTGTGTTGTTTGACAATCAGAAAAGGCTCTGAAGCATACAGTCTGGTATTTAAGATTAACCATTGCGATTATATCTATTTGATTTTTTTTATAATGTCTTCCTGTGGTGGTAATGCCTTTACGAATATCAAACCGCCAGTTCTTTTTTGTCTTTTCTATATGTGTAACTGTTTTAACTTGGCATCTATATAGTTTATGTTTCCACTCAAAGATCACATCGGCATGGGATGTATGAGGCATTATTGTAACGGTGTCTGATTCTCTCGCTAGAACTGAGCAGGCTAAATATTCACCACTCCTACCTATTCGCTCCGTCTCGCGTGGCATGATATGTCATGTTAATTTAAAAGGTCATTTAACAATTCTGTTCCTTGTGGCACGGATGATCTTATAGCACTTCTATTAGCTGTGTTTTGTAATAAATTATTTATATATTCATCTCTTTGAGCTTGAGTCATTGCTTGAAATATTTGTTGCTGCCTATTAGGGTTTTGACTTAAAAACACATCTAACAAAGCATTTCTCTGTTTTCCTTCTGGGTCAAAAATTGCATCTCTTACTCTGCTAACTGTAGCCTCTTGACCTCTCAAACCAGCAGAACTTCCTGGGTCTCTTAAACCAACAATAAAATCTGTAAAAGCTGTAAGCCTTCCAGCATCAGCAGCTTTCTCAGCTGTATTTGATCCCCCAAGAACCGTCTGTGCTGTTTTGGTAATTTTACTTTCTCTTATTAATCTTCTTAAAAAAACTTCTTTAGCATCGTCATTTCCAACAAATAATATATCTATTTTGTTTCTTACATTAGGTGAGTCTAATAATTTTTTTGCTAAATCTATATTATCTCCAAACTTATTTATTTCATCTGTAAGTTCTTTAAATACACCAAGTCTAAAAGCATCTCTTTCAGATTCATTTTTAAGTTTTTCAAATGCAGTTTTAAAAAACTTAGACTTAACTGATTTTTTTTGTAATTTTGGAGCTAATTCATATGCCTCAATTAAAGCAAATCTATCTGAAGCATTGTTTAAAGCAGCAACATACTCATTTCCATCAACAGACTCTTTTAATAAATCTCTAAAATTATTAGCTATTTTTTGTCTATTTTTTGCAACGGGATTGGTTATTTTTTCTGAACCAACGCCAGAAGTTTTTAGATTAAAAGTTTTGTTGTCAGCGGCTCTTTTAATTAAATCTAAAAATTCTAAGGGTAAGTTTTTTGTTACCCCAACTATTTTTCCATCTTCTTTTACAAATAAATTTTTAAAATCTGGTATATCTATAGGGCTTCTTTTCTCTGCACTAAGTTTTTCTAAAAACTCTGCTTTAGCGTCTTTATATGCTTTTTGTAAAATTGGTTGATCTAAATATTTATATAGTTCTAAATTATCAACTGCTATATTTTTATCATATGCACCATCATATAAAGGGCGTAAATTTCTTTGTGCAGCTTCTTCAATTTCTTTAATTTCATCTTGAAGATTTATGCCTTTAGTTTCAATCGTTCTATCAGAAGCTCCCTCTATAGACTTTGCAACTCTAGTTGATTGTATGTTAGAAGTATTACCCTCAATCATATCTGTAGCTTTACCCTCTACGCTACCAGAGCCTCTTTCTGTTAAGGTATCTGAAATTCTTGAGCCTGGAGTAACAATATTTAATCCTCTTAACTTTCTTCTTACAGCATCTCCACCATAGTCAGCCAATATTTCTACTGGAGTAATTCCCTCTAGTTTATCTGCTGAAATATTTTTTTGTATTTGTTGAATTACTGTGTTTGCATCTATTTCATCTCTTGAAAAAGCATTACCAATATCTCTAACTGCCACAAGCTCTTCTTTTGTAAAGATAGGTGAGCTAGATGTTAATTTTTTATAAGTTTTTGTAATGGGATCGTATATTACTTTTTTACCACCAGCTAAAAGAGGTGGAATTGCTGTACCTATTGTAGCTCCGACTGCACCACCAACAATGGAATCTTTTGCTTTGTCTTTTACTGTTCCAAGTAGAGTATCTGAGTCAGACTCATTATAAGCAGCTCCAGCAAACAATCCTTGAACACCGCCCATTTTAAAACCTTCGTAAGTTTTTTGTCCTAATGTTGAGCCTGGCTTTGTTATACCACCAGCTAATAGCCTAGAGCTGTCTAATACATTTTTTGTTTTTGCCGCAAGAGGAACTAGCCTTGCACTTGTGGCTGCGGTAGTTGCTCCGACTGATGTGCCACCAGTAAAAGGTGCTAGTAAAGCTGAAGCTGCGATTGGTGCTGCTGAACCAACAATATTAGCTGTAAGTGCTGCTCCTGGATATTGACTTTGAAACTCTTTGTAATCTTTTTGTTTTTTATCAATTCTTCTTTTAAAAGAGTCTCCAAATTCTTGGTCTGTAAAAATTGTTTTTGGTAAATTTACTAATTCAGAAAAAGCTCCACCAATCTCATCTGAAGAGCCTATGGTTAAACCCTGTATACCTTGATCTACTAAACCTTGGGCATATTTAAGGTTTGACATAGGTGCGACATTTTTATTTTTTATTAATATAGCTTTTTTTAATATGTCTTGTTGTTCTTTTTTTTCTAGTTCAAAAAAGTTATCAGGTACTTGCAAATCACCATATTTTGTTTCAACAGTTTTAGACATATTTATTTCTTTTCCGTAAACTGAATTTCTTCTTCAAAATAAGAAGGATCTACTTGTCCAAGATTTATACCTGATGTGTCTATTAAATAACCATCATAAATTAAATTTGGATTTAAACCTAAAGCATTGTATGTATTTTTTGATCCTGCAAGATAATCATTATATCCTTTAACAGTTAATGCGGTAGCCTGGGCAGAGATATTACGCAACTGTGCCTTTACCTCATCAGTCATCCCCTCTCCTTTTGTTTTTTCATACTTCTGTTCTATGTTTTTTAAGAATCCCTGCATTTCTTGGAATGTATTAACCTCTTCAGATTTAACAACAGAGCCATCTAAATTCTTTAGATAAAACACCAAAGCAGTATAAGCACCTGTTCCAGAATCAGAATTTAGTGCAGTATCTAATTTTTGAAAATTTAACACATTGTCTTTTACGGGACTATATTGTTTTTCAACCTTATCTCTTTGACTTAATATTGTACTGGTAAAGTCTTTGGGTGTTGTAGGTTTGCCAATTTCTAAAAACTTTAATCCTTGGTCTAAATAACCTTCATCAATATATTTTTGGCCAATTGCTCGATAATATTCCTGATTATTGTCATAACTGCTTCTTGATACCTGTTTTGGTATTGACATGAATTGCTCTTGTTTAGCCTGTCTCTCTGCTCTTTCTTTTTGTTCTCTCATCATTTGGCTTCTTTGCATCATGCCAGGATTGGGATTTCTACCACCATAAATATCAGATAAAGCTAAAAGCATATTACCCAACTGTTGTTGTTTTAAATTGTTGCTTGGTTTTTTTGCAACAGGATTGGGGTTAAAGTTTGGCGATTGTAAAAAACTCATATCTGGTTGTATCTGTGAATTTTGTAGCATACCAAATGGATCATTAAGATTGCCAAGATTATTAATATCAAAACCAGAAGTAGTATCTGGTATTTGCATCGTTGGTTGATAAAAAGATAATGGTTTTTGCATAATATTTATTAACTCCTAATTAAAAAAACCCGCTAAAGCACCACCATCACTAAACGCACCACCTGTTAAAGCACCGCCTAATAATCCTGTTACAGTTTGTCCAAAACCAGGGCTATAGCTTGATGTTTGAGATGATTGTACTGGTAGCCCAGAAACAGCACCCGATAAAACACCAAACCTTTTAAATGGATCGTCATAACCTCTTAGGAACTCGCCATAATCAAATTGATTTTGTGCTTGGTTTAAATTCTGTTGTTGATTCCCAACATTAGAGAATAAACCAAGTGATCTATATTGGTCTGCTAATTGATTATTTAATAGATTAGACTGAAAGTTTCTATTCTGCATACCAAGATTAGAATTAAATCTATCAGCATCAAACTGTCTGTTAATATCTTGACCCATTAAATTCATTGCACTATCAAACTCTTGTTTATTTAACTTTGAGGTTATGTCACCAGCTCTGTCAAAAAAGTTTCTATTGGTTTCTGATTCTAATATTGCTGAACGTGAACCACCAAACGCACCTTGTCCTATTGCTGCATCTTGGTCGCTTTGTATTTGCATTTGTCTTGCCCTATCAAGATCGCTAAGTGTGTTGTCTATAACTTGTTGTCTAAATGGATTTTGATATGCACCTATATCTCCATCTAATAAAGATTTAACATTTACAGATTGAGGGCCTTGTCCTGCTAGTTCATTTAATTGATTTCTAGGGTCAAATCTTAATGATTGGTCAAGCATGTTTTTAACTTGACCTTGTGCTGCTAACTGGTCTGGAGTGAAACCAGCAACACCTTCTCCTGTAAATGGTTGAAATGGTGTATCATAAAGCTGTTGTCCTCTTTGATATAAGTCTTGAAATCTTGCTTGTGATTGTGGGTCAATAGAATTTGTTACAGTTTGATTACTGCTACCGCCACCGCCACCAAGTAATGCTCCACCTACTCCTGCTGCTATTGTTTCCCATCCCATAATTATAATTCCTTTTTTATTATATATTCTTGTTCAAAACCAAGATGCTTTAATTTTCTTATCCATCCCTTACGACCACCGCCATAAAGATATTTACATTCACAATGTTTTGCAAATTTTTCAATACTTGGTAACATTTTTTCTAATTCTTGGTAATTTCCAGCACACAAAAATAAATTTAAAACTTTATATTTTGGAAACTCGCCAAAACTAGATATGTAAAAAGCATCTTTTCCTGGCCAAATATGAAATATTCCTTGGCCTATTTTTTCTTTAATATCACTTAGATTATACCTATCTTGGTGCTTTAATGCACTAATAATATGGTGTTCTAGTCTCTCAAACTCTATTTCCCAGTCTTCTTTAGACTGTTGCTGTTGCTGAGAGGTTTCCACTATCGTCAACTTCGACTTTATATTTTGTTCCATTTGGACTTATTAATACTAGCTCAGTTTGATCTGGGCCATTTGCTTCAATACGCTCTCCCTTTTTAAAGGTTAAGCCATCTCTATATTCTATTTCTGATACCAAGTAGTTTTGATATTCAGTATTAAATACGGGGCCTGGTCTTGTTAAGGCTCGTCTTGCCATTACCTACGCCCTCTTTTTCTTACGTTTAATCGTATCTTACCAACCTGAAATGTTTGGTCGGTATCACCTGTAATTTTCATTTTAACTTGTCTTGCTGTAAATCTTGCGTCTGTGTAACCATCACTATTAAAAGTAAATGTACCAAAGTCTGTTTCTGCTCCTAGTGGTGTAAACTTTCCTTTAAAACTTAAACTTACTCCTGGTAATGCAGCTGCTTCTTCATCTGGAATAATCTGATTACATTGCACATAGTTATCACCATTGCCTATTTCTATTGGGCCACTCTCACAAAAAGGTACGGAGTTACCTAAATTTTCAGAGTTATTTAATGTGGTGCTATCGTGTTGATATATAAATCCAGAACTATCGCAAGCTATTGGAAAATCAAATACGCCTTGATCTAACCAACAACTTCTATCTAAAGTTCCTATACTCCATACATTTTCAACATAATTCCATATAACATATTTGTTTGGTATTTGTGAATCACCAGAGGCAAAGAAAAACCACATTTCATTGTAGTTAGAGTTATGTCCACCGCACGATGACTTTCTGTAGGTTGTATTTAGATTGTCATATATATAGTCATGCACATCGCATGATATTTCTTTAACTGTACCATCAAATATAAAGAATGAGTTTTCACCCATCCAAGTTAAAAAAGCTCCAGCTGTTACAACTGTTCTAGGACTTACAGCTTTACAGTTTGTTCCTGCATCCTGGATACCATAGATAAAAGGAGAACCTGTATAGTACATTCTAGCAATACCTGTATCGGTAAAGATAATAATATCTGTTTGCCATTTAGCAGCATGTAATACTCTGCCGCCTGTTGGTATTTGTAAATCACCAGCTGTATTAGTTGCTGCTGCTGTCCATGTTGTTAGTGTTTCTCTTGATGACCATTGAACCTTTCTAGGATCGCCACCAGCTCCATAGGCTACAACATGTCTTTCGTTTGTAACAAAAATACCCTGACAATTTATTGGTGCATTAGTTACAACTGTTGCAATAGAACTAGGAGAAGCTGGATTCCATTGATATATTTTACCATCCGATGATGAACAGAATATTAATAGTTCACCAAAGTTATCAAAAGAAAAATTATTAGTATTAAAATCTAAACCTGATTGTGAACGAGCATCACCATAATCTTCAACGCCCCAATGATATGCACCATAACCCAGTGGGTCTAGTGATGAGTCATTAACAAAGCCAGATGGTGTGATGTCATACCAAGTATCACCAACCATGACGTATACTTTTTGTCTTGTGCCTACTGCTAATATATTCGTTCCATCATTGGTGATGTAGGAAAACATATTGGTTGGAGTTCCATCTAAGGCAGTTGTTTTTATTTTTTCCCAACCACCAATAGGCCTTAGGTAACCATTTTCAAAACGTACTAAATTGCCATTAATCCATCTACCTTTATTTGCATACTCAGTACCGTTGGTAACGATACCAGCTGGCGGTGTGACTTGGATTAATGCCATGATTAATTCTCCAATGCTTCTACTTTTTCTTTTAGTATTTCTATTTCGGTTATTG